ATATTGCTTTTGCAATATGTATGTGTAGAGTCCATTATAGAAGAGTCCCAAAGGCATTGCCTAAACTTTTCGATAAACCAAGTTTTGCGAGTTATTGGAAAAAATACTATAATACAAAACTTGGTGCTGGAACAATACAAAAGTTTTTAGATGTGGAGAGTGGGCGTTCAGATGGATAACAAAATATGCCAAATCAAACACAACCAGAGTTTACACAAACCGTTGACTGGACACAAGAAATCAGAGATATATGCTCTGACTTAATAGAAAAAGAATGGTCTTACGAAGAAATAGCGCAAAGACTTTGTGAATTATACCCAGAATACAACTTTACAAGGAACTCTGTTAGACACCAAAAAAGAACAGGTCGTTTAACTATTAATCCGAGAACACCTCTATCTAATGCTAGAGGCGTAAAGTATAAGTATAAAAAGAAGGATAGAAAAAAGAAAGAAAGTGGCTTTTCTTCTGGTGAGATACCATATCAAAAAAAAGGCTTTAGCCCCGGTCACGATTTTTCTTCTTTGGGTAATTATGGAATATTGGATTATAGAGGGGTAAAAAATCCCAAGTCACTAGATGAGTTGCTAACCGCTTGTAACGTAGATAAGTCTATTTGGAAAGTAGAAAGATATGTTGTAAACAAATGGGAAGTAGCAATGAAGTTGAAAGAGGAAATTGTTCATCGCCCATTATTCCAAGTCAAGGCTTGGTTGGTGAGAGAAACTCCTATTATTGTAGAGTTTCCAACAGTTAAACCAATAAATCCAGTTAAAATCTCTTCTCCAAAATTTATCAAAAATGATAAAAAAGGAAAGCTAGCAAAGCTAGCATTGATTATTCCAGATGCACAAGTTGGGTTTTCTAGAAACTTTCAAACGGGAGAGCTAGACCCATTTCACGACAGAAGAGCATTGGACTTATGTTTACAAATGGCTGAAAAGTATAAGCCTGATGAAATTATCCTGCTAGGAGATATGCTAGACCTCCCAGAATGGTCAGATAAGTTTATGGTAAGTCCTGAGTTTTATTGGACAACTCAACCAGCAGTAAATGAACTTCATTGGTGGATAAAAGAACTAAGACAACATACGAATAAGATGATATATATTGAAGGCAATCACGAATTGAGAATGTCAAAAGCGGTTGTTAGAAATATTATCGCTGCGTATAATTTAAAGCCTGCTAACGAACCTACAAACAGCAGCCTGACTGTTCCAACCCTGCTAGCATTAGATGAACTTGGTGTCGAGTATATTGGTCCATATCCAAATGGTGAGTATTGGATTAACGACAACTTGAGAGTGTCTCACGGGCAAATAGCAAGAAAGGGAGGCGGAAAAACTGCTTCAGCTATCTTAGCAGATGCTAGGAACTCTGAAATTGTTGGTCATATACACAGGCACGAAATGGCTCAAAAGACCGTTCATCCGAGAATGGGAATAAAGACCTACGTTGCGTACTCCCCCGGAACCGTTGCTAGAATAGACGGAGTAGTCCCTGCATATCAAGCACGAAACGATTGGCAACAAGGTATGGCTCTTGTCCATTTTGAAGATGGAAATGGATTATTTCAGATAGCCCCTTATAATATTCACGAAGGTGTATCATTGGTTGATGGGTGTATTATGAAATATAGAAAATCAATTGTAAATAAACTTATAAAAACCATAAAATGAAAAACGTAGAAAAATATATGATTCGACAATTTAACTTGAAATATGATAGAGAGGCTGTCCATATACAAGATAGATTTTCTACTTACGATGGGCTAGATGATGACTACGTACTAGAAGTAAAAGGTCGAAATAAGGATTATCAAACCTGTATGATTGAGTGGAAGAAATTGGTGTCAAATGAATCCATTGCACAAGAAACAGAAAAAACCTTCATATATCTAGTGTCTCCGATACCATATAAAACTTATTTCGTTTTTGATGTGTCGAAACTTATTGATGCCGATTATAATTTTGGATGGCACTATATGTGGCTCTCTAAAAATACGGAATTTGGCAAAAAAGACGAACTTGAATATAAATACGTTGGATTTTTAGATAAAAAAGATGCAGTTGACACATTTAAAACTTGACAGGCTTTGGTAAGTATTGGTAACTTATAGCTAACAAACAGGAGATATACGATGCACTTAGAACAAATGCTTAGTGTAAGCGAGGTAGCGTCAGTTTTGAATTGTTCGATTTATACCATTCGCAGGAGATTAAAGTGTGGGGCTTTAAAGGGGTTCCACGATGGCGGTTCTTGGAAAATACCAAAGTCAGCCTATGACGAATACATTGAAAGCCGTATGTTATCTTCTATTCCTTATATCTCTTCACGTAGTGAAGATATAAGGAATAGAAATGAATACAAAGAAGAAACCAGTACACCTCTCTAGCTTAGAGACGGGCGATAGCTTTAAAGTACCTAACACACCACTTAGTGGAACCCTTATATCAAAAGGGTCTATGGGGACTAGGGTTATTTTAGACGGAGTAGTAACGTATTCGTCCGACGGGAAAACGGTATTAATTAATGGCAATATTACCGTTATTGGAAATCGAACTGAGGTAATTAAGTATGAAGATATTAATTCAAGTAAACGACTTGAAACAATTACAAAAATTGGTCACCAAAGCATCGACAATAGCGGAGAGATTGGGTCTTCCAATCTTCTCGTTTGATTTTGGCAGATGTATAAGGTGTGAGGGTGATGTTGTACATTACCCCGAAGCCATAGACGTTAAGAACGACAATTTTAACGTCCTCTGCAATCAATGTGGAGAAATATTAAAACAAAGCTGAAGAAGGAGAAATTAAATGGGGAATCTAACAGAAACGAGTCACTTTGAAGAATTACTCACAGAACAGGAGAATGAATTTGATGTAGAAAATCTTGACGTTACTAACGATAACGTAGAGAGGGTTCTCTATTCTTATAGGTCACTTGAACGACAAGTAGACGAATTAAACGAGAGAAAGAACGCTAGTATTGATTTTTATGACTTGGAAATAAAGAAAATAGAAAATAATATGAATTATAAGTCAAACGTACTTCGGTCTTTTGTGGAGGTAAACAATCAAAAAACAATGAAGTTCCCAAACGGAACAATGTCAATCCGCAAATCTACCAAGCACGTACATTCGGGAAGTGAAAAGAAACTTATCGAGTGGTGTGAAAAGGCAGACAAAAACAACGAATTTGGTCTAGTTAAGGAAATAAGAAGACCAAGTAAGTCGGCAATAATTAAGTTTATTAAGGACACGGGATTTTCCCCAGACGATTGGGACATAATTGAAAAGTCGTCATTCAATATCAAAACACAATAACAAGGAGTAACTATGCCTGTAAACATTCACGGGAAAGAGTACAAAACGGTAGCAGAGAGATTAAACGAGTTCTATGCCAAGTATAAAGGTGCAGAAACGTCAATACATACTGAAATATTAAAGGACGAAGATAATATTGTCCAAGTTAAGGCAACTATTTCAGTAACGGGAGAAGAAAATCCTATTCTATTTGGAACAGGACACGCAGAGGAAGACAGAGGCAAAGGGAGAATCAACGACACATCTGCACTAGAAAACGCTGAAACATCTGCAATAGGAAGGGCGTTGGCTAGCATTGGCTTAGGCGGAACTGAGTTTGCGTCTGCTGACGAACTAGCAAATGCACTCAAGCAACAAGGGGCAACAGGTGGTGCTAGCAAGGTTGCAGCAAACCAACTGTCCGACGGCAGTGCGATTACTTTTGGCAAACACAAGGGCAAAGAATGGAATGAAGTGCCTCGGTCATATCTTGATTGGCTGATTAATCGTGAAACAACAGACTTTGAAACTATGGAATCAGCAAAACGAGAGTTAGCAAGCCGTAATATGGTAGATAACCTTCGTGTTTTAGAGGCTACTGATGAGAAAAAGCCAAAAGAAAAAGTGAATTTAAACGATTCATATATCAAGCCCAAGAACAACGAGAGTTTGGGTTCTGTGTTAGAAAAGGTTATTCCAAATAAAATAGTAACGGAGGTTACGGAACATAACAACGGGATGAGTCCTCTTTCACAGGCTAAACAGAAGGAGAAACTAGCTAATAGATTGACGGAACTATCCGAACAGATGGGAATTAAGAAATTCATCGAACTCAAAACAAAAGAACTTGGCTCAAAGGGTTTTCACGATTGTAACAATGAAGAACTTCAAGGGCTGATAAGTGTGGCTGAGTCAAAAATACCAAAGGAGACTCTAGAACAAATTGAAAAACAGGGTGAACTTTTGGATAAGGTTCTAGACATATTTGACGGGGAAATCATTAAATGACAAAATACCCACGACATTTTACTACGGAGGAGTATAAAATGAACCAACAAAGCAAAAAAGTACTAATTAGGAAGTGGTTAGAATCTGGGAAAGCAATAACACCCAAAGAGGCATATAGTATGTTTGGCTCTATGAGACTAGCCGCAATAATACACGACCTAAAACAAGATGGGTTTAAGTTTGAAACTGAGATAATTAAAAACGGGAGGAGTAAGTATGCTCGCTACAGACTAGACCTCCCAACAACATTGTTTCCTAATTAAATGACTCATCCATCGAAGAACAAGGGGAACAGGGTTGAACGATTGGTAGTCAGCATCCTAGAATCTTTAGGATGCGACTCCCAAAGAGCTTATGCTAGCAATGGTTTGTCTCTTGGGGAACACGAAGAGTGCGACGTTGTTTCAAACATTAACGGGAAAAGGTGGCGATTTCAAGTAAAGGCTAGAAAGAAAGTAGCGGAATGGATAAAGCCTAATATGAATGTCGTCGATGCTCAAATAATAAAATCAGACAGAGAGGAACCCTTAATCGTTATGCCATTAAAAGCATTCGTACAGGAGATTCAAAATGCCCGACAATAAACCGCCTGCGTTTTTCTTCTATGCGGGCGACTTTCTGTCGAACATAGATGTTGCCTTTATGGATATGGAACTTCGGGGGGTCTACATTACCTTGCTAGCATATAGCTGGCTTGAGCTGGGACTCCCTGATAACGACGAAAAGCTAGCCAAATTAGTACAAGCGAAAGACGAAGAAACTTGGCAGAGGTACAAAAAAGGTGTCCTGTCTGCCTGTTTTCAGTTGAACGACGGAGTTTGGACTCAACGGAGACAAGAACGTGAAAGGGAGAGAGCAGATAAAAAACACGAAGGGCAAAGACTAGGCGGTAAAAAGGGTGCTGAAAACAGATGGGCAAAGGAGAAACGCACAAATACGCACACAAAAGGGAATGGGGTAGCTATAGCTTCTGAAGTAGAAAGAGAGTTTGAAAATGAGTTTTGGTCTGTATATCCTAGAAAGGTAAGAAAGAAAGATGCTTTGAATAGTTATAAGAAAGCACGTAAGTCTATTACGGCAGATGTAATTAAAGATAGCATTAATCAACACTTAAAGGGTATTTGGGCAGAGAAGGAAATTCGTTTTATCCCACACCCGTCAACTTGGTTAAATGCAGAAGGTTGGAATGACGATGCTAGCAAGCCAGACGCTGTGACTGGCAAAGTTCCTGCTTTTACGATTCGAAAAGTTTGTGCCGTATGTGGAGAAATCAAAGACGGATGCGCTAGAAACTCCTATGATGTTTGTAGGAAACATACTCCGTCTATGAAAATGGAGGACGAAACAAAGGCAATGCTTGACGACGTTCTTGTACAGGCGAATGCTATTCGTCAAGAGTTAGGCTTGAATTTGATAGGAGAAAAGTAATACATTAGCAAGCCTTTTTTGTTTATTGGGAGATGGTCTCCCGATTTTAGAAAAGGTGACAAATGTCAACGGGTGTTAGGCGGTTGGCTCTTTCTAGCACCCAAAAATTCGGCACATTAGAGAGAAATCTTAGGCTAGCATTTCAGTATGCTCCTCCCTTTACGTACTATGCTAGCCTTTGCCGAATGCTAAAGGAGTAGCAATGAAAAAAGAAAAAGTAGAACAACAGAGAAATCATTTGGGCGGTCACTTGAAAAACGTGATTGTTCACTTGGACGATGTAAACTTCCGTATTATGACCGAATGCGAAAAGGCGTGGGGGAATCGGAATTATTCAAAAAAGGACGTTATTCGGGCTATTAGGGGCATCCTAGGACACTCGAATAGGTGGGTGCAGGCTCCAAAGAAAGAAGTGTTACAATTTCATCCGTTAAAAAAGTATAATGACGAGAAATGGTGGGATGAAAAATATAAAACTGACACACAAACCATTGACAAAGAACTATTAGACACAATATTCCCAAATATGAAAG